TTCGCAAAACAGACAGCGGATATAGCGGCATACTCTAAAAAAGGGTTTGCAATCGACAAGGGTGTTCGTATTGCTCAAGCAGTAATGAATACTTATCAGGGCGCGACTCTTGCCCTAGCAAATTATCCTGGGCCGCTTGGTATTGCTCTCGCGGCGACCACAGTAGCGGCGGGCATGGCTAATGTCGCCAAAATTAGTTCTCAAACTTTTCAAGGATCATTCGATGGAGGTGGATTCACCGGAATGGGTTCTCGAACTGGCGGTATAGACGGAAAGGGCGGCTTTCCCGCGATCCTTCATCCTAATGAGACAGTTATTGATCACTCTAAGGGCCAAGGCGCAGGCATGACCGTCAATGTGAACATTAGCGCCAATGATACGAAAGGCTTCGACGAGTTGTTATATAAGCGCAGGGGTCAGCTTGTAAATATCATTAACCAAGCTATTAATAATCATGGCCGAGCATCTTTAGCATGAGTGGAACTTATCCGACAACGCCAGTTTTTAGCTCTCTGAACTTTCAGGGGCAATTTTTCAATCTATCGTCCGAAACAATATCGGGGCGCATACAGGTTAGAAATATTGGGGGCCAGAGGTTTTTGTTTTCTGCGGCATATCCTTCAATGACAAGGGCAGAGTTTGCTCCAGTGATGGGATTCTTAATGGCTCAGAGAGGGATGGCTGACACGTTTACTATCGTGCTTCCTGAAGTTTCTAGCTCTTCTGGCAGCGTATCAGGAACAATAGTGACAAGCGCAATTGGTAGCATAGGCGACACTGCAATTGCTGTGGACGGCTTCACAGGCGCTCTGAAGGCTGGAGATGTGTTTAAGTTTGCAAATCACTCTAAGGTTTACATGGCAACGGCAGACAGGTCTGGCACTGGCTCTCTTAGTTTTCAGCCTGCTCTAGTTTCTGCCGTCTCCGACAATGAGGCGATTGCACATAATGATGTGCAGTTTACTGTGAGGCTGGCTAATGATGTGCAGGAGTATTCTATTTCTACTGGCTTGCATTACGGCTATGAAGTTGATTTCATTGAGGCTATATGACTCGTCAAATAGATGCTGCCACCATCGCCGCACTGAACAGCGACAATCTCAATATGGCGACCTTGGTTCAGCTAGATTTCACTACAGCTATCAAGGTGACAAATTGGGCAAGAAATGTATCAGCACTTAGCACAACATTCCTAACCAGCTCCGACCTTTTAGAAATTGATGAAGTTTCAGAAACTTCTGACCTGCAAGTTAACTCCCTCAATATTACCTTTTCAGGCGTTGGTCAGACTTTCGTGGCTTTGTTTTTGTCTAATAACTATATTGATATTCGCGCAAGAGTCTGGAAGGCCGTTTTAGATAATTCTGATAGCGTCATTGGCGCTCCTATTTTGACATTTGACGGTCGAATTACTGCTTACAACATCGCTGACAGCGGAAGCACAAGCACAGTTGAGGTTGAAGTTGCGAGTCATTGGAAAGACTTTCAATTAATTAAGGGCAGGAAAACAAATCACAATACCCAACAGTTATTTTTCCCAGGTGATGAAGGATTCAGGTTTGCCGCGAAAAGCACCAAAGAAATCAAATGGGGTAAAAGCTGATGGGTTTTTGGATACCTTTCCTAGTTGCTGCTAGTTTATTTACTGGTGCTGCGTCTTATGTAGCGGCCAAGAAAGCGCAGAAGGCAGCGAAGCGTCCCAACGATGATCAGCGCGGCGTATTAGTTAACAAAGAATCTAATATCGAACAGATTCCTGTTATTTACGGCGAGCGCAGAGTTGGCGGTGTGCGGGTGTTTGTTTCGACGGACGGCACAACCTCAACTGGCGCTTATACTTGGAAATCTGGCTATGATGCAGACACGGAAGCCTATGCAGAGTTTGAGAATTCACCTACGAATGAATACTTGTATATCGCTCTTGTTCTTGCCGAGGGCGAGGTCGAGAGCATTACCGATTTGATAATTGACGATGTCCCTATAACTGACTCTAAGTTTTCTGGGCTGATCGATTATGACGTTTATTTAGGTAGTGACGCTCAAACAATGCCTACAACCGCACTATTGCGCGGCGTAAATGAGTTTTGGACGGCAGACCATAGATTGCGCGGAGTGGCGTTTCTTGGCCTTCGCTTCAAGTGGGACGAAGAGGCTTTTGCTGGTGTGCCTGATGTTACGGCTTTGGTAAAAGGCAGAAAGCTATACGACCCGCGCACTGCCACAACAGCATGGAGCGATAATCCAGCCTTATGTATTCGTGATTATTTGACAAATACGAGGTATGGCAAAGGGCTTGCTACGAGCGCAGTTGACGATACTGCGATTGGAGTCGCTGCAACAGCTTGTGACGAGTCGGTCACTGAATACAGTGGTGGCGTGACCGGCAAGTTATTCACTTGCAATACTGTTTTGGACACATCCAAGACTTTATTTGATAACTTAAACATTTTGCTGCTGGGCTGTAGAGGTTTCTTGCCTTATTCGCAAGGGGAGTATCGTCTCAAGATAGACGGTTCCGGTTCTAGCCAGTTCGCGTTCACCACTGACCATATCATCGGCGGCATATCCATTCAGGGTGAGAGCAAAAGCGACAAATATAATCGAGTGACTGTTAAGTTCCCTAATCCTGACGCTAACTGGCAACCCGACACAGCTATCTGGCCTCCTGCTGGCTCCACAGAGGAGACGGCATATCTTGCAGCAGATGGAGGTGTCTTACTTCAGGAAGAGATTGAGTTAGACACAATTACCAATTACTACCAGGCTCGTGATCTTGCTAGGGTTTTGCTCCTTCGATCTCGCAACGGGATAACCTGCGCGATTAAAGTTACATCGGAGGCATTACAGCTAGAAATTGCCGATGTGATCACAGTCACACATCCAACACCAGATTGGACTGCCAAGCCATTTCAAGTTATGGGCTTGCAGTTAAATGATGACGGAACAGTCGATATTGCTTTATTGGAGTATGACTCCACTATTTACACTTGGGAAGTCGGCACGATACAACAGACTTATCCTGACACGAGTCTGGCTGATCCTTTCACTGTCGGGGCGGTTTCTAATATCGTTATCACTGAAACCACGACTTTGGGCGTTGATGGCACAGTTATACCATCTGGGCTAATAACCTGGGCAGCTCCTTATGACAAGTTAGTGAACAGCTTTGAACTACAATACAAGCTCGCCAGCCAAGCAGATTCGTTTTTTGAAAGCATAATTACTGGACTTGCACGATATGAGTTTTTCAATGCTGTGGTGGGGGTCACTGTTACTCTTCGCATCAGATCAATAAATTCTTTGGGCAGCAAGAGCGCTTGGACTACAACAACTTATACTGTGACGGGCGATGTAGCAGCTCCTGACGCGCCTACTGCTTTATCAGTTTCTCAGGGTATGCTGAATATCCGCTTAGATTGGACTAATCCAACTGCAACGGATTATAAGGCGACCGACCTATATCGCCACACGGCAAATAACTCAGCTTTAGCTTCTAAAATAGCGAGCATAAGCGGCGAGTCTTTCGTTGATCAAAATATAGCGGCAGACACAACCTATTATTATTGGGCTAAGGCTGTTGATTATTCTGGGAATTATTCAGGATTCTCGGCAGTGGCATCGACAAATGCAATAGAAGTTACTGCGAGCGGTGTTGTCGATGGAACTATTGACGTAGCCTCATTTGCGGCGGGCCTTGAGCCTGTCAGCTTAGTTACTAGCGTTCCTACAGTAAAAGCAACGGAGACTATTTATAACACAACTGACAGCCTTCTATATCGCTGGGACGGATCGGCTTATGTGTCTGTTCAGGGCGCAACGGATTTCTCGGAATTGGCAGGCCAGGTGCAGACGGCTCAGATTGCCGTGGCCGCTGTGACTGAGGCGGTTATCGCCACTAATGCTATAACGGCTACTAAAATATCAGACGGCGCAATTGAGACTGCAAAACTAGATGCGGGGGCGATTACTACCGCAAAACTAGATGCGGGAGCGATTACTGCCGATAAGATAGCCTCAAGCGCTATCACTACAGCAAAGATCAGCGCGGGAGCAGTAACTGCGGCCACTATAGCCACTGGCACGATTACAGCAAGCAAGATCGCATCCAACACTATAACGGCTGGCGAAATAGCCGCAGGAGCTATTACAGCAAGCGAGATAGCAGCTAACGCCATATCTGTTGAGAAACTAATATCTAACACCTCAAAAACTTACGGCAGTTTTGAATTTGAAATGGGAACCAGCACAACGATATATGGTTTCACTGGTGCGGGCATATTCACGACAACAGCAACAGACGGGTTTGGAGTTGGAGGATTTGCAAATGCTGCTGATTCGGTAGGGATAGCGGGGCAAAATAAATACAATGGGTCAAATTCTTATGGTGGTTATTTTGCCAACTCTACTGGTGGATTGTTTGACTATAACAGAAGCGAAGCCGGATTATGCAATAACGCTCATGCGGCGGTTTTTGCAAAGAACACTAGTTCCGTCACTCAGATTAATAATACTAGCATCTGTAATGCTACCTATGCGGTTCAAACAACTGGCGATCTATATGTGGACGGAGACATTACCGCGACAGGGACGATCACTCCCTTCACCGGAATGCACGATGGATTACTGGCTGATGCTGTTTTTCCTGATATTGGCGACATACTAATAGACTCACAGCTATTAATTAAAAGAAATGTTGCGAACACTTTGTTTTTGATGGATATAAGCAGTGTTTCAAATACAGCTGCAATTGGCATCTACGCCGGAACTAGACCGGCCACTTATGTCCCTGTCGCGGCGCAATCGCCTTATGTACAAAAACCGCTCTATGAAGATAATCTTCCGACCATAGACCCGTTATACGCGCCAGACTTTGTTGGCCGTAAAACTATTATTAGCAATTCTCTGGGAGAAGGTCTGGTTAATGTATGTAATGAGGGCGGGGATATTGCAGCAGGAGACTTAATCGTCACAAGTTCTGTCCCAGGAAAGGGCAAGAAGCAGGCAGATGATATACTACGTGGCTACACTGTCGCCAAAGCACGAGAGGCGGTTACATTCAGCGGTTCAGAGATCAAGCAGATCGCCTGCATCTATCAATGTGGATGATATAAATGAGTACATTCTTTCTAGTTAAAAACGACAATGGCCCTCAAATCAAAGCGACGATTACTCGAAGCGATACAGGTACGGCGGTTGATTTAGGCAACGCGACTCCAAAACTCAAGTTTAAGAAGAAGAACACGGCAACGATATTATCTACGATTGAATCTTCGACTACGGATGAGGCCGATAAAGAGGCTGGGATTT